ACTTCGTATGCCATTGGGATGTCTGTCTCAACTCCAAGTCCACCTTCCGAGTCCTCCAGAACCGTGGGCTCTCAGTTCACTTCCTCATAGACAACGACGGAACCATCTACCAACCGCTGGACATGAACCACATCGGATACCATGCAGGATCATCCAAGTGGAACGCAGCGTCTGTTGGTGTGGAGATAGCCAACGCTTACTATCCAAAGCATCAGGCTTGGTATGTCAAGAACGGATTTGGTGAGAGACCGGTGTGGGACAAGGCAAAAGTCCATGGTTCAACTCTTAAACCTTTCTTGGGTTTCTACCCCGTTCAACTTGAAGCCCTGAAGGCTTTGATGAACGCTGTGCATAAAGCAGCAGATATTCCTTTGAAAACACCTGATTCAACAACTACTTATAGTACAGCAGTCAGAGGCACTTATAAGGGATTTATCTCTCATTATCATCTTAAGAAGACCAAGATCGATTGTGCCGGACTTGACATAGCACAACTTATTGAGGAAATAAAGAATGGCTAAAATAAATGAACTAGACAAGTTAATTGAACAGGTATTGAGCGAGGTATCAATTGATTCCGCTGAGGATATAAAGTTTGATGCTGTCGACGTGCAGGGATCACAAACTAACACCGCTGTGTTTAAAAAGCTAGCTAGGATAAAAGATCCTAAAGGTAAATTAAAAGATGATGACTTTGAGTTTTTAAGAGCAAACCCCGAGCTGATCGATACAGACATAGAAAGAAAACTTATAGCACTAGTTAAGGGCTTGGCACAAAGAGAAGATGATGTCTCAAAACAACTGAGGGGCCAAGCAATTCAAACTCTTCAAGCTAAGAAAGGTGCGATAGAAGCAACAGCGGCGCAAGACAAAACAGTCAGCGCTCCTAGAGTTGGAAAGCCACAGTCAGCAACCAGAGGCGTATATGGAGAAGCACAGTTGGCAATCCTAGACAGAGTTATGAAAAGTGCGCCAAAGAACATAACGGCACGAGTAGCCAAAGTTACTGAGATTTCTAAGAAATACTTTGATGCTGCACAGAGTAACACAAAAATCTCTGGCTCAAAGGCATCAATAATTTTGTCGGAGATTATGTTACTTGATATGTTGGCTTTCATTGTCAAAGACGTTGACGCCGGTGCTGGAGCCTATTTGTTTGAATATTTCTTGGCCTATATATCTGGTGGCGAGGTTAAGGGAAAAGACCCAAACACACCTTCAGGACAAATGGGTGCCACAGACTTTACAGACTCCAATGGCAACCCTGGTAGTGCAAAGTATTACAGCACGGGTAGCAACATCAAGCAAGCGAAAGCAGGCTTTAACTTAGGTACTAATACAACTTACGTAGTTGCTTTGAAAAAACAAGGAGAAGAGCAGCGAGGCAAAACATCCAGAGGTGCTTCCAATCCAGATAGGATCATCGGCTTAGACATATATACTTTTATTGTTAATACATCCGCCGAGGGAAAACACACAGTGGACAAACAAGCAGTTCCAGAAGATGGTAACAACTTGGTGTTCGATTCTGTATTGAGAGGTCTTACTCCAACACCTTTGTATCTGGCAGAAGTATACACACAAACTTTCAGAGAGATGCTAAATAAGTCTATAACGAATACCAAACCAAAGATTCAAGCCGCCTATGCTGAAATGACAAAGTTTTATGATGCCTTTCAGGCAGCCGAAGAAGAATCTAGGATTTATATCGCAGAAGGAGATGCAACCATAGGCATTAAAGTTTTGGAAAAGCTTGAAGCTAGTGAGACGCACTTTAAAAACATGGCTGATAACATATCAGGAGTCGGAAGCGTTAAGCGACCAACACCCTCAGCAGTGACAGAAACAAGCCTATCTGAACTCGACAAATTAATTGCCGAAGTTTTAAAATAAAACACTTGACAGAACCTATATAACAGGTTATAATATAATATAAGTTTAACCATGGAGGCCAAATGAACAAAACTTATGCTAACGGGAGCGCTTTGTCCGAAGCACTTCTGAGAGGTATCGACACCCTTGCCGACAATGTGGCAAGCACCCTCGGTCCCAAAGGACGCAACGTGATACTATATCACAAAGAACAGAACACCCCCGTCGTAACAAAAGACGGAGTAACCATCGCAAAGTTCATCGAACTTGATGACCCGGTTGAGCACGTAGGAGCACAGATTGTAAAGCAAGCAGCCGAACAGTCAGCCAGCACAGCCGGTGATGGAACAACAACAACCACCGTACTTGCAAGAGCCATGATAAGAGAAGCACAAAAGTATATAGCAACAGGAGTATCGCCTATTGAACTCAAGAGAGGAATGGACGCTGCTTGTGAGCAAATAGTTGAGACTCTTAAGGAGCAAGCAAGACAAATAAGATCCGAAGAAGACATCAGAGATATTGCAACCATATCAGCAAACAACGATGACTCGATTGGAACCCTTGTATCCACAGCCGTTGATAGAGCCGGTAAGGATGGCTCTGTCCTCATTGAAGAAGCAAGGTCTATGAAGACCACCTTGGAACTTATCGAAGGTTTTAGAATGGACTCTGGGTACCTTGCAAGCTCATTTATAACCAACGAGCGAAGCGGAATGGTTGAATATGATAACCCACTTATCTTGGTCACAGATGATAAGGTGGAACACGTAGAACAGATCTACCCAACTTTGGAATTAGCAGCAAGAGAATCCCGACCTCTTGTTCTGGTGGCCTCCGAAGTGGAGGGACAGGCTCTTGCTGCCCTCATTATGAATAGCGTTAGGGGCACGATGAAAGTCTGTGCCGTTAAAGCACCGAGATATGGCGAGGAGCGAAGGAAGATCCTTCGTGACCTCTGCCTATCCATCGGAGCCACTTTTATTACTAGGGAAGATGGACTTCAGCTGAAGGACATACAACTTGGCCACTTTGGCCAATCTAAGTCAGTCTCCGTAGGAAAACTATGGACAACAATTGTAGGAGGTAAAGGCGACTATGATGGTATCGATAAACAAATCGAGGCTCTTAAGGCCGAGATATCGCAAACCGAAAACATTAAAGAATGCGAACGAATCCAAGAAAGGATAACAAGACTCGCCTCCGGTGTGGCAGTTATTCGTGTCGGTGCAGCAACTGAGATCGAAATGATTGAGAAGAAGCATCGCATTGAAGACGCACTGGAGGCGGTTCGATCCGCTCAGGAGATGGGAGTCATTGCAGGTGGTGGTTCAGCCCTTGCAAGAGTCTCTGACCTTGTTTCTGTGGCTAGCAATGGCCAAGGCGGTATGTTGGGGCACAAGATAGTGCTAGATGCTTGCACTGCCCCGTTGCGACAAATGTGTGAGAACGCTGGAGAGTCTCCTGACTTGATAACCGAAAAGGTAAAAGCAGCTGGGCAAAACTGTGGTTACAACTTCATGACTGGAGAGGTAGAAAACTTTTTTGAAACTGGTGTTATTGACCCGGTCAAGGTCACTATTTCAGCATTAGAGAACGCTACATCTGTAGCTTCGACACTAATTACAACCAACTACGCTGTAGTTAAAGCATAGCACTAACGGGGGCCAAACCAATGACTGATGAACAAATGCAAAACTTGCTAACTTCCATTATCGAGATGAAGAACAATCTTGAACGAATGGCAGAAAAGCAAGAAGAAATGATCGAAGACGTTAAGGAGATCAAGAAAGCAGTATATGATCCAGAACAGGGTCTGTATGCTAGAATAAAAGCCTTGGAAACTTGGAAAGATTCTACATCAAAAGTTATATGGGTTGTTATGACTACTGTCATTGGCTTGGCAACCGCCACATTTTATCAAAACTTTATACAATAATGGAGGCACAATGAAAGTAAAGATAGCATACACCGTTGATTTAGAAGAGGTGGAATTAGAAGTACAGGAGCTTGTGACAAGGGCTTTAAACAATTTGGAGACCGCCCAGTCAACAACAGAGTACGTCTGTGATAAATTGGATACTCAACAAGATAGTGTTGAGGGTTTAATAGAAAAAATAGAACAAGCTAGACTAGAAATGCTAAAAGCAGATACGATACTGAATGACTGTCAAACAATATTAACAGGCTACAGTGGTATACTAAAAGAAGCAGAGGAGAAGAAAGATGAGCCACTTTAAAACAGGTGATCTTGTACACATTCCTTCTGGCTCATACAGAATGAAAGTATACTCGCAAGATGATCAGTACAAGATACCATTTAGCGCAAACATACTAACTGAGCCATTGATTGGGGTTTTTAAAGAGTCTGTCGACAATACGACTTCTGTCGTTGTCTTTCACGACGGTGAATGGATTGTCGAAAATAGCTGCGTTTATTCAAAAATACAAGGAGAAAAGAATGTTAGAGTTAGTGAGCATAAGCAAGATCGGCGACAACTGGCATCTGTCTAGAATAGTTGTCAATCCTGAGCACATTTCAATCATAACCGAGGCGGTAAGTTACAACAATCTTCTTCGCGAAGGCAAGATTGATTTGGGTTTGAACCCTAAAGTCACCTTTAGTAAGGTCAGTATGAAGGGACACTCAGGCTTTACAGACTTGATAGCTATTGGGTCACCTGAGCAAATCTTAGAAAAGATAAACACAAAAGCAAAGATTTTACTAAAGGGTTAATTATGTACATTATTTATGGAAAAAAACAATGTGGCTATTGTCAAAGGGCCATAACCCTGTTACGTAGCCGTGGTTTTGATTTTACATACCATTCTATGGACACAAAGCTAACACAGTTAATGGAACTATCTACTATTTACAATTGGAGAACAGTTCCCTTGATAATAAAAATAGAAAGTGAAGAGGAACACTTTGTTGGTGGTTATGATGATCTTGTCAAAACAATCGAAAACAAGGCACCTGAGAAGGATGATCAGCCGCTTGACCAGGTTGATTGACCACGAACTATATTGCAAAGTTGTGTTCAAAGAACCAGAGTCGTACTTCTTCCCTTCAGAAGATTACTATGATAATGATGGTGATTATGGCGCAATCTTAGTTAAATCCAGACGCTCCAACTGGGACACCATATTGGAAATGGTTCCCTTGATAGGTGAAGCACACGTACACTTTATGATGCTAACAGAGGGAGTCGAAGAGCAGGAGAGACCTCCCATAGTGCAATACTATGAACACTGGAGAAAGGGTCTTTACTGGTTGAAGATGCGAGGTTTCAAAATAGATGAAAGGGCATGCTATAAAAGAATGCTTGAGAAACTAACCTAGTATCTTTTCGCCATTGTTGTAGGCGAGGTCTATAAGAATGTCATCATCATAGATCTTATAAGCCTCCAATAGAAGCCTTAACTCAAACATCATATCACCGTTACAATAAGGTTTATAAATATCTTCAATGTTGTCGGTGCCAATACCAACCGTAAGACCCCATTCCAACATCTCATCAACTGGTGTGAGAGAGTTGTGAGTGGGGCTTAGTCGTTCTGTGCGCTGATGGTCTATCCATGCAGACGGGCAAGAAACAAACTGTAGACCTGCGTCCTTTGATATTTCGTATACGTACTGTCTATATTTTTTTGTGTGGCATGCCAATGATATGGAGTGCACTGCAACGACTTGACCATGCATGTTGGCACTTAGGGTCTTGAGCGCTAACCACTCTGTTTCCTGTTCTTTGCTTGTGTTTAGTTGGTCTACATGCACGTGGACTTTTTTATCTGTGGCTTTGGCCAAAGAGAAGAGTATGTCTAGGTGCCTATCGGAATCAGCATCAGACTTTGGTAAACCTCCCAGGAAATCTAAATGATCAATGTTGTTTTCAAGCAATTTGAGGTTTTCATCTGTGAAGCCGCCTACTGTTTGATTTCCTATATATAAATCAAAGCCAATCTTAGATAGCTCTCTTTTGGCTGCAACGGCAGCATTCAGGGCCTTTGTTTTCACCGTGCTGTCTAAGTCCACAAAAGAGACAAGCTTGTGTACATCGTACTCTCTCTGCTTAATACAGGCATTATATATACCATGGTAGTATTGCTCTTCCGTCAGGGCGCTCTTTACCTCATTGACCAGCTCCCACTTTTGCAACAAGCCTTTCTTTATAAAATCCTTATTGGTGTACTGTATGGTCCCTGCTCTATCAATATGAGCATGACAGTTGAAAAAACCGTTCTTAAGTTTAGTTCTTAACCTTTCCACAGACATCAAAATAAATAGTATGTAGTGTTTTTTGTAGCTTTCGTAACGCCCCGCCCTAGTTACTTTAGGGAGTGGGCGTATGTTTATATTATTTTTTATTTTTGCGTGTCAAATGTTTTACTATGAGGATGACACCACAAAAGAGTTTGAACTAGCCAAGGTTACTCAAAGTTACAATACCGGAATCAATAGAGCGATTGACTCGTCGCTCAGGATAGATGTATACGACTCGGCCGGACAAAGAATTGGTCATGGCTCCGGCAATCTGTTCAGGATAGCCAGCAAAGTGTTTGTTATTACTGCCTCGCACGTGGTTCAAGATACCGACAGGGTTGTGCTGACGGAGAAGAGTGGCGCCATGGTGCCTGGTCTGATTGTTTGGGCCAATTTACATAGTGACGTGGCCATTATCTTGCCCTTGAGTGAATTCAAATCCACAGAACCCAGCAGCTACGTTAATAATAAAAGCGTCAATTTAGACGGGAAAAACCTATATTTTCATGGATACCCCAGCGACCACAATGGTCTTTTAATTGAGGGTTTCGTAAGCAGTACTGGTTACTCTAATTTGATAATGCAATCAAACGCTTGGTTTGGTGCTAGCGGTTCCGTTGTATTTGACCAGTCCGGTCGCGCAGTGGGCATTGTCCATGCCATAACGATGGAACTGAACCCGTTTACGGGCATGCCTGTTTTTATTGAAACAGTGGTGGTAGTGAATCGTGTCTACGACTTAAGTAGAAAGGATATTTTAAGGATACTGGGAGATGGAGAAATTAAGAATAGGAACGCTGATTGAGGATAATGATAAGGTTGGCGTAATAACGAAAGTAATTGAAATGGGTCACCTAGACACCGAGAACCAATTAATAAAATGGCGCGCCAACTACGAGATACACTACGTAGATGGTATAGTGGCTATAATAGCATGCACTACGATTGAAAGGCTAATAAACGAAGGCAGAATTATGATCATCTACCGACCTACTGCCCCCCTACCCCACTCCCCTCGCGATCTGCTTGATGAGTACATGAGCGAGTCCGAAAGAGAGCAACAGCAAAAGAAAAACCGGAGGACTAACTGTGGAGAAAAGCAAACTCAACATAAAAAAGAAGAATAAAATACTTTATTTCCTCTGGTTAGATGACCAAATAATGCACTACTGGTCAGTGTACGTCGACCTCAAGTTTCCAATGGAAGAATCGGTTGTTATTGACGAAGAGACCGAACAGAAAATTGACTCTTGTCTCGAAACTATCGATTACTTTGAAAAACACCAGGTAGCTGTGAAACAAGGCATAACGTACCAGGAGATAGATCGATTTGTGCAGGACAATCCATCGCTGTGTTGTGAATATCTTTTTTTTCGCTTTATGCACTTGACAGAAACTCCATAACGTGTTACAATAAGATATAACTTGGAGGGAATATGAAGAACAACAGGGATGATCAATATAACATCGAGGTGTTCAACTGGACTCCAAGAAAAAAACTTAACATTTCGATAGAAGAACAAGAAAAAAAACTTAACATTTCGATAGGACAAGTAGTGACCCACACCAAATCCCCTTTGGGGATTGGGCTTGTTGTAGAACGAAGGGATGAACCCTTGTCATACAAAGTGCTTTGGCCGAAGGTTCCAAGATGCGACAAATTCATCTGCGCCGAATACCTCAGACCTGCACAATAATTATAAGGAATCACACATGTAAGGAAACCGGACAAAAATTGTCCTTGATATAAATCCTCAGCGTGATACAATACTGATGTAACCAAAGGAGACACACTATGAACTTTACATTGAAACTCAAGATCGGTGATCTGGTTCAGATGGTATTTCCAGACTTGCTCTGGCAGACTAGCGATGAACAAACAGCCCTCCAATATGGTGTAGTCAAGGAAGATCTTGGCAACAATCTCTACGAGGTTCTGTGGACTAGGCATCTTTGTTTGACCGTAGTTCACGAGAGTCGTTTGAGAAAAGCGGACAAAAAATGTCCTTGATATTCTATTGTAATCGATTATAATACATTTGTCAAGAAAAAACAGGAGGTTTCTATGAAATCTATTGACGATATATCAGTTGGGGATCTCATTCTTGTACCCACCACAGAACTTCTTTTTTTAGTCATGGACAAGGATGATGGCAAAGAGCACTTGTATTGTCGGCTAGTCAAGGGCAACACAACAGTGCCTATAGATTACGACGCAGTATTGGAAATGCTTGAAAGAGACAAATGGGAGAAAGTATGCAGATAGGTAGTATTATTAAATGGAAAGAAGACAACGGCCAAGAGTATCTAGGCTTGGTTTCATATATAGATGAATGGTGTATAGCTGTCTCATGGGCCGATGGTGATGAGAATGAGTATTCAATAGGCAGAGTTAAACACAAGTTGGAGTTAATATGCGAGTAGGATCATTAGTAAGACATAAAGACCATGGCGGCATTGGAGTCGTAATATGGGTTGGGCAGTATAAGCTCGCCTTCGTCATGACAGATGGACACAAGTGGAATACATATCCTTTTCTAGTGGAGGTACTATGCGAATAGGCGATTTAGTAAAGAGTAAATTTGAACCCGACTCGGTGGGTTTGATTATAGAACTGATGGACTACGAGGCTCTTGAGCGTCAGTGCGCTAAGGTAATTTGGGTTTCCGATGAGATCGAGCCGATGTACACAGCGGTTGAGGTAAGAAAGGATTTGGAGGTATTATGCAAGTAGGCGATTTAGTAAAACACATCAGACAAGACGAGGTGATTGGTATCGTCACAGCTATTCATGTCTTTCCCTACGATGCCCATTGGGCTGATGTGCTGTGGGCTGATGAGAGCAGGACATTCAAAGAGCGGATGCGGAACTTGAGGGTGGTATCATGAAAGTAGGTGACTTAGTTAGATCAAAGTGGCTCAACGGACAGCACTTTGGTGTGCTTATAAAATGCACTTACGACATTGGCTGTCGCTATTGGCGAGTTTATTGGACAGGCGAGTGCTGTCCGTTGAGTCATACACTAGAAGATGAAGACGATTTGGAGGCAATATGCGAATAAACATAGGTGATTTGGTTTATAGGAAACAGAACCAGTATCTAAACTCAAGACACAACGATGAGATATGGCTTGTGACTGGCACTGGGATCAGAGGCAAGGGCAGTGGAGTGTGGATACGAATACAGAACATCCACAATGGCAATAGACTTGCCTGTAAAGAGATCATGCTCATGAAGATAGAAGCGGACAAAAAATGACCGGGACAAATCAGCAGAACATGTTATATTACAAACATAACGAAGGAGGTCACTATGAAAGTGGGTGATTTAGTAAAGGTAGTAAATGCTTGGACAGGCTACAATCAATGGTTGGAGTTTCCAAACGAAGCAATCGCAATAGGCTTGGTGGTAGAGGTTTGGCAAGACCGCAGAGCAATAGTGTTAGTGGAAGGTGAACGCAAAGTTCTTCCACAAAGACAACTGGTGGTATTATGAAAATAGGTGATTTAGTGAGACATGTCTCATACAACAGCATAGGTATTGTTCTAACCGCTGCCAACTATGGTCGGCAGAGACAGGTAGCTTGGGTTGATGGTACAATGAGTTGGATACCAAGCCACAGATTGGAGGTATTATGAAAGTAGGAGATTTAGCACTATGGACAGATCCATACCCTGATACTGGTATTCTCGTGGTGATTGTAAAAGATCTTGGACAGAGAGGGCTGTGGCATCATTACCGCTGTCAAGTCATTGAAGATGGTAACACCTATGTGCTAACCACAAATGTTCTGGAGGCAGTATGTTAGAACACTTATTTAACTGTCATGGCGAATGGACTTACCTGCTCGCCCTACTAGATTCTTTCCCTGCCTTTCGGTTATGGATAAGCGGTCAATTTATGACCGAGACAAACCCTAAAGAACTTGATACAATACAAGAGTAACCAAGAGGTGAAAGATGTGGTCTATACTAGGGTGCATACTGATAGAGATAGGCTGTATAAAGTGGCTCCCTGCGGTGGTACAGGTGTACTGTTGGCGCAAGGGCTATTTATTATATGAGCGCGAAGGAAGGTTAAGATATGAAGAAAGGCGATCTAGTGAGGTGGATGTGCCCATCAAGGATGGGGATAATCACAAGGCTTGAAGAACAATATTGGGGTTGGCAGGTCACAATCGTGTGGGCTGATGGGTACACCTGTACATATCCCCTAGACATGTTCGCCAAGAATATGGAGGTATTATGCGAATAGGTGATCTGATTATGATAGGCGAGAGTCTATACATCATAGTGCAAAAGTATTGGAATGAAACTACTAACTGCTGGGCGGGTAGGGTATGTCGGCAAGATGATCTGACATTGAACGCTTGTCTGGATGAGGATATAATCATTCAAGCAAGGCGTGATTATCTTTGGTGGACAGAAAATGTCCTCGACGATAATATTAGAAACGGTTATATTGTAAGTAACAAAGGAGGATGATATGAAGACAGGTAATTTAGTGAGAGTTATACCCCTGCCAGATCAACACCATCTGCCCCCCCGAATGGGTCTTCTTTTAGAGGATGTGGAGCCTTGTTCACTAGTGATGGTACTTTGGCTTGATGGTACAAAGAGGACTATCGCATGGAACAGATTGGAGGCAGTATGCAAGTAGGTGATCTAGTAAAACTAAACCCCGATAGTGGGGTGATAACGGATATGTATATAGACGATCCAGAAGAATACGAAGCAGAGCTGAAATGGGTTGGTATCGTTACAGCAATGGAAACGGACTACGATGATCACACAGAGATCGTGATGGTTCAGTGGGCGCATCAAGCATACACCGTACCGGAGTATGTGGACTATCTGATGGTCGTAGAGCAACCGGACAAAAAATGTCCTTGATTGTTTTCAGCAACAGATTACATTACTAACATCAACAACACTGGAGGGCGACATGCCAAGACCACCAAGAATAATAACTTGTAGACACTGTGAAGATGAATTTGATAGAATGAGCCAACTCAAACGCAGGGTAGGAGGGTACATAGACGAGTGCCCCGACTGTGTTGAGGAACTAGGAACTGAGACTGCTGTGCGGTATCGTGGTGTTATCACTGGCGATGGAAAGCAAGCGTCTGTTACCTTGCTCAAGTTCGACTCAGAAGATGATGCAGAGGAATATTGCAAGCGGTATAACAACAACAGCGGTTGGCAGAACAACTATTCGTTCGGTCTCAACGACATAAAGCACAAAAAGATTGGCGAGAATATCGGCAACAATAATCACAAGGGGAGAGCGTGATGCTCAAACCGGACATAATTTGTCCTTGATTAATTTACACAACAGATTATAATATATAGACAAACCAACGGAGGCTATCATGGCTATCAATCAAAGAACACACAAGAACCACAGGAGCGAGTCAACTTGCACCTTCTGTGCCAAAACAGGACACACTATCGCTTCTTGTCCTACAATCGCTGCTTCTGATACAGCAGGGAGGTCAAAGCCCTTTAAGGACAGAACCTTCAAAGAGAACTATGCGATCCAATACATAGACCGCAAAGCCAAAACAACAAAGAGTCGCAAGACCTCGACCAAAAAGTGCGGTTATTGCAGGAAAGCAGGGTGCAGTCGTAGAAACTGTGCTGTGCTCAAAGCAGACCGCACTAAACTTGTGAGACTAAACAAGATCTGGCGAGAGTGCTACGCTATCGAATCTAAGAAAAGAGGTTTTGCGCCTGCTTCTCTAATCAAACACACAGAACAAGGCTATAGATGGCAGACTAACGGATATGAAACCGAAGAAAACCTTTATCTTATTGGCGCAGAACTACCAGATAATCTATCGGTGTTCGCCTTGTCTGGTGAGTACAATATGAGGCAGGACATCCACATCCCTGCTGTGGGTAGGAGTCAGCCCCTGACTCCGCAAGCGTTTTTCAACGGTGATTCTGAATGTGGTGCTTTGTTTGCTTCAAGATACTGGTATCATGACAGAGTCAAGGTGGAGGTGCTCAAAGAAAGCACCTATGAGTTCCCGGAAGAATGGTTGTCTGGTGAGTGTGAAGACATAGATTACATTCTCAAAAAGTGGAGTCAAGAGAAAGTCAACGAAGTGATCTTCTCAGAGATCAGAAAGAACTTGATACCCTATGTCCAAGAGCACCACCCATACAGACTACATCAGTGTGACTAAACCGGACATAATTTGTCCTTGATTAAATTACACAACAGATTATAATATAAGAACAACAAGGGAGCAACCATGTTCAGAACAATCACAGAGATAAAAGATAAAAACAAAGAGAGCGGATATTCGTTCTTTGAAAAAGACACGATGAATTTCTTCAATAGCAAGATACACAGAGGTGTGTATGGTGGCAAGTATTTCATCACATCAGAACAGTTCGTATCATCAAGAGGACACACAGAGCCTCGAATGTACACGATACGCAAGGCACATCCAGATGGTGCAATCGATACGGTGGACTCTTTCCAACAGTTCGATTCATTGGCTGAAGCCAAAAGACACATAAGACTATTTTTACTTGAAGACTAGGAGCGATCATGACACAAAAATTAAAAAGATGTACGAGTTACGGTGCCTTTGCACAAGCATGGGTTGAGGGCACACCTGCTTTCTATACAGGCTACGCTGCTCTTCAAACAGACGGAGAGAAAATCACTATGCTTGGCAAGATGCTAGCAGAGAAGGTAGGCAGTTACTTGGTTGTATACAATCACAGAGATAAAGACTACGCTACAGACCACATGCGTTATGCTCACTACTACGGTAGATACAGAACCTCGTTAGTGTATGCGACATTGGGCAAACCAGATCCAAAGCATTGTCATGCACTATACTTGACAAATCAACTATACGATAGTCTGCTTCTATACGCTACCCACCTCCTACACCCCAATGAGGATCTGCGTGAATTGATGGGGGTGGATGATGTATGAGGTAGGCGACCTTGTGACTTGGAAGATCAAGGAGACTCTCGAATGGGCTGATCCGCCCATCGCTGTGGTTACAGATTCGATGGAGGCTCCCAATGACAAGTGGTACAGGATAACATTTCTAACAGGCTATAGAGCCGATCAGACATTCGAGATAAAAGAAAAACAGATAAGGAGAGTTAGCGATGAATAAAATACAAGAATTGAGAGGATGGTGGCAGACTAATGCTGTGCTAAGTGGTGACGCTGAGAACGATTTAAGAGGGACTTATAGTTATCGCTACAAAGTACGCAACAGAACCCTTTGGCAGAAGCCAAGATGGGGTAATTTTGATGAGTTGTGGTATCCAATAGTGTCAGTCACAGAGGACTATACCGTTATCGGATTTAACTACACTGCAAAAGACATGGCCTCGTTTTTTCTACAAAGAGAATCGTTTAGGGAATTCAGAGCACCGAACCTTAAATGGGTCGAGATTGGTCGAGGGATAGGGAATAAAAGCACCAGAAATCAAGAAGGAGCGGTTCCGTTAAGTGCGCTTGATGTAATGTTCAACCCTACAAGAGACATGCTAGTAGCCGATGCCGACATGCAATCAGAGAAAACGGACATTTTCTGTCCTTTACAACTGGTCGAAAGATGTTATAATACTTGAAACAACGAAGGAGACTAAGATGAAAGTTAAGACTGGTATGCTATTAAACTATGTCCGTAAGGACAAAGACAATGTGATGATGATCACTGAGGTTCATGGCCACAACATAAGATTCATGTTTGTCGAGACAGGAGTTATTAGAATGACCTCCAAGAAAGCTATACTTGATGGTATACACAAAGGTCATTTAAGGGTCTTATCATGAAAGTTGCGGTTGGAGATCTTGTTAGATACAAGAAGATAAACTCAATGATGAAGGGCTTCTATGAGAGCGAGCACATTGGCTTGATCGTGGAGATACTCAAAGACTATCCCACCGGCACACCCTTTGAGGTATACAAAGTTCGCTTAGGCGATGAGGAATCATTTTTACAAAAAACAGACATAATGGAGGTCTTATGACAACATATAACGAAAAAGTATTTGAAATTGAGGAGTACGCTAAGGAAAGGATAAAGGAGGTAGTAGAGGAAGATCTGGAAATGCTTCGCAATTTCTCGGATATGCAACATCTTCTATTCAACACAGACCATTGGATCATTGGACACGCTAAGGCAGCGGAGTGGATAGGTGCGGATGCCTTTATTTGTATAGGCGAGATCCAATCTTATGAGGAAGAAAACTTTGGCCAAGTAAGCACTGACTTTTCTTCACCGGAGGCTGTAGCAAACATGTGGGTCTATGTCGTAGGCGAATATCAGCTATGCACTTGGATGGAAGAATACATAGAAGAAAACAACATACAATTCGAATTTGATGGAGAGGAATAACATGAAAGAACACAACTACACAGAAGCCTTCAGCGAAGGTATATCGTTCATCAGAAGATGGTGGACTAGAAGCAAGGAAGATTGGGTGGGAGCCATAGATGAGTTCTACCCTGCGCTTGGACTAGCGAATTTTACGAACTGGCAATTAGAAGAGTACCTAAAAGCAGGTGCCAAAGGCGAAGCCTACCTACCTCCCGATCTAGAGGTGGTGGATGATAACGGATCACTTATAATAAGAGTCAAAGGAGAGTAACATGGCTTATGAACAGAACTGGAACCCAGACAGCAAGATGGTAGAGAAGGAGGCGATTGCTTTCCTGTGTACCCAAGTGACAGAGGTCACAGACAATGCTTTTCATATCCGCAAGGAGTCCGACGACGGTGGTACTACCCTGTCCATCTATGTGGAAATGAATGAGGATGGAACTAAAGGCTTTGAGGGCCGACCAATACATTTTGATGAACTAAAAGGCTGGCGTATCGTATGGGTTAATTGCCCACCACGCTATACAAACAAGTGGAGGAACCAATGATGAATCCGATGCAAGCACTACAATATAGCCCTCGCAAGGGCGATGTGATTATTTACAATGATGGCTCATACACAGAGATCATGCAGGATCTGCGAAAAGGTAGCCCATCTGTCAAGGCTATGTTCCATGCACTTGGCTCCGAGCCAAGCGAAATATCTAGTCATGTCCCTGCCATAAGAAAGGACATGATACAAGGCAAGTGCCACCTATGTCGCAAAGAGGCTGATGATGTACAAGATACTCCAGATCCAACCCAAGAGTAACATGATCGTGGCCCACATCAAACATAACAAGAGATACTACTGTGTAGGGGATGATGGGTACTCTGTACAGATATTCGATAGTAACAAAGATGGAGAGATTATATCGTGGATCGAGATAGCCAGATTTGAGAACCGGATGTTGAAAGATGTGGTTAGAAACAAGTCCACATTCAGAACCTGCCTCAAACTCGGACAAAAAATGTCCTAGACAAAACTTACCACTAGGTTATATTACTAACATCAACAACGGAGACTATTATGAAATGGCAAAGAAGGAAAGGCAACTTTTATGTGAAGCATAAAGAGGGGATGAGAACCCGAAACGGTATGCACTACCTCCTATATCCTTTCATAGTCCACAGGGAAGAACGGTTCAATAGTTCAACTGAGGAATACACAGAGGTAAAAAACAGATGGCTGGCGACTCATCTACCAACAGGCTTCAATCTTGGCAGAGGCCACAGACTACTAAAGGAGACTCAAGCGATGGTTGAAAAACTTACTGAGTACCCTGCGTTTCTACTGCCGACACAAGATGCAATAATGAACTCTCTCAGAGAGGAAGGAGTCTATGAACAGGTTGCTAGCCTCGTATCATAATAAAAACGGACATAATTTGTCCTTTACATTTTTTCAAAACTGATTATAATATATACATAACTCAGAAGGAGGTCGATATGACTGACGAAACTAAAACAGAACAGCAAGAACCAAAGGTTGACTTTGATCTTGACCTACACACTTATCGCTTACTACAGGCTGAACCGTTCTTCGCAGCGTTGTCTCGTAGAATACACAAGTC